TAATCATCATAGTGCCAACCTGAGTAGCCATTTGCCCACCAGCCGCTTTCAAAACGGGAGTGATGGCAAGATTTGGGTTTCTCACAACAAGAGCCATGGTCATGTAAATAAAGTTCCGGGTGATAATGGTCAGTTATCTTGAGCAGTAGTCCAGTAGAGTGGGTTGTTTAATAGCATCCCCGAACTCCACAGTAGGTTTCCACCGTCCCAATTCTACTTCAATTGCCGACTGCTCATCAGGTGTGAGGCCGAAGGCTAGCCAGAAGGAAAATCGGGAAAGTGGGGTTATTTCGCCGCACTGCATCTCGGCCTTGAATTTGTGTGGTTCAGCATACTCTGACTCCTCCCCCTCAGCATTGCCATCAGGAAAGGCCGCATAGAAACTCGCTAACACAGGACAATCCCCTGCTAGACTGAGCCCTCCATCACGTTGAGCGTGGAGCCATCTTTGCAACCTGGTAGAAGTCATCCCCCCTCGGACAACACACACATCTTTTGTCAAACAGACGTCAGGCCTCCGGACCATTACCCACCCACGGCTTAACCGCACCGGGTGCTGTTGGCAAAACTCAATCCTCTCCACATCATAAACGGGTTTTTCCACTTTCATGGAATACCCCATATTGTTAAACCATTGAGGAAGAGCTTTAAGTCTTCTTAGGTCACCCTTTTCCAGAAAAAGAACACAATCGTCACCGCAATTAGCCAAACTGGCATCCAATCCAACATCCTGACAGAAGGCAAAGATAAGACAACTCATAATGAGATAGTTACCCATGCTGGTGTTCATGTCACCAGACATGCGGCAGCCATCAACATTGTATCGAACAAACCCATCTTTAAGAAAGGCAGACCCTTTGTTATCCACTTGCCAAGTCAAAAGTTCAGCGAGATATGGATCTCGTATGACCGCATTGTATACACTGTGTTCCCATTCCAGTGCCTGCCGGGAACAGTGCTGATCAAAACGATGAGCATCTAGACCAACAAACACTGGTTCCTTGAAACGTAAGGATTTCTCATATATGATGGAACCGACTTGCTCAACAGTATACCCCTTAATCGCCGTCTTCTCGCCCCATAATTTATCAATGGCTTTCATCAACCGGGGTTCAAGAGGCTTAAGATATCGACCCACTTCCACATTGTACCGGGGGTCACGTGGCTGTATGACCCGCGGTGCAGGGTCGGGTTTGAGTGTGACATTGATCTTCTCCGCTTTCACAAAAGTTTTAAGATATGAATCTTTCCTAGAACAAGGGAGAACATCCAAGGACAGTCTTGCCTTCTCATAAGTGGCCCTACGTTTACCGCTATAAGACGCACAGAAATCTGCACGTGTCATCGCGGGACAGAACCCTACAATCCGGCTAACTTTACGACCAATGTCACCTAACTTCCTCTCAAAAATATTTTCCTTAGGACGGAGAGGTCGTTGCAATTTTCCGTCTCGCACGACGCAAAACACTCGCTCAACTAAACCGCGACAAACGTTGACGAGTGAGGAGTTGTGTACAATGTACTCGTAAGTACTGGCATAACCAGCGAATGAGTACCAAGTTCTTACGTTAGGTACAGGGGTTCCTTTGCGTACCACCATCCCCTCGCGGTCCATCGACACGCTGTCAGGTATTTCACTGGAGACAGCCGTGTCAAAGCCGCGGTGTTGCAATAGGCACCCCTAGGCAGGCGGAATGCGCCCATCACAGGACGCCTTGACCGCCTCCATAACCTCCTCCACCTCTTCTGGCCTCTCCAAGCAGGCAAGGATAGCCTGGGGCAGCACCACCAACCGGTCGTGGTACCTCATCTTCATTTCAGCCATCACATCCAAGCAGAGCCTTTGGTACACCATAGAGTTGGCCTCAGATCTCTTGAGAATGCCAACTTTAGCGATAGCTCGGACAGCAACTTTACAGGCGACGCTAGGTCGGCACTTCTTTGCTACCCGCTCCATGCTAACCTCAGGGGGAACTTCAGGCTCCTCTTCACTACTGTCGCCACCCTCGTCCTCCTCAGGACGTCCACGCCTCCTGTTGGAAGCCTTCCGTCGAAGTTTAATAGGCTTTGGGTGGGCAACAATGCAATCATCGTCCTCCATTCCCTCCTCCCATGCATCCCTGATTCGGTCAACATGGGCGAGTATATGGTGAGGAACACGGCCGCCATATTTGCCACCAACACAGATTAGGACAATAATGAGGAGGGTAAAGGTGGGAGAGGGACCAACGATGGTTATAGAGAGGAACAAGATGGAGAAGAAAACGATCACCCAAGATGGAGTTACCCCTCCGAGGAGAACACGCCCCCCAGCCTTAATATCGCCCCATGTGTACCTAAGTTCAGCCAGTACAACCTTAGTGGCACGGCAAAGGTAGGTGTATCCACGACGGAGACAGACAAAAGGGAAAGAGACGACTGTAGATAACCATTGGAGTAACCAAAACGCAACCAACTTAACATAGGGAAGAACATGTGCCATTTTGCAGGAAGTTACAATTTATCCGCAACGAATTGCTAGACCCTGCCTTCAAACCCTTGTGTGAACAAGAGAGAAACCCTATATCGATGGCTCGACAACTCTCAAAGACTGGTTAGG